ACCGCTTCTTGAGTGTATAAATTACCATAAGACAAAGCCCTCTTTGACGCTTTGTCCTTTTTAGACTTTGCCATGTAAACACCTTAATAAGTTCGAGATCCTGCCCCTGCAGGTTTTTTTGGAGTTCTAGCTTCATTTAGCTCGTTAAATGCATCACTACCAGCATCCACTTGGTCATCATGTTTACCATTGGGAAAGTTTCGCAACTCCTCAATGAATGCCTTATTCCAATCACCACGAAGCATTTTTACATTCCCCACGTTGACCTGAGCTGCAAAAGGCTGAGCCCGGGTAATCTTGTCCCCCGAGACTGTTTCGGCCTTCACGTTAAAACCTGATAACTTGGTAATGAAGTTCTTTGCTTGAGCCTTACCAGCTTGTCCCGGATCTTGGGGTAATCGAATTGCTACAGACTTACCATCCATCTCAGCAGTTTGTTTAATACGTTTCTCAACACCGTCTGGTCCAAGCTGGGCATGCTGCACATCCACAATGTAGATATACCCATCCTTGCCTTTGGCTTGACGCATACCAGCCGTGTAGTCACCCTCATTTTCAGAAGATGCCAAATCCCAAGCGCGAACCTCTTTAATAATTTCACTCGGCAATGCATCTACAATTTCAATATTGTCAGGCTTAAAAAAACCACCGGCTGGTGGTGAGGGTCTCTGACGATATTGGCCGGCAAAAACATACGGAGCTGCTAGCTCCATTCGTTCAAGCGTTTCAATGCTGTGTTTCTCTGGCCACAGCGCAGTACCATCAGGCTGAATGGCTGAAAGCTCTAAGTGCTCCCACTCCTCACCATTACCACCATCAAGCAACCAGCCGGCTAAATCTTCCTCATGAAGTCGCTGCATAATCACAATAATTGGCGTATCTGGTGAGTTGGTACGAGATTCAAGTGTATTTTGGAACCACTCAATTACACCCTTACGAATCGTATCAGAACGTGCCTCACTCGCCTTATGCGGGTCATCAATAATGATTGCACCCCCAAAAGACTCTCTAATCTTGCCAGCACCAAAACCTGTAATAGTTCCGCCCGTGCCCTGTGCATAGCACACACCACCCGCAACAGTGCGCCAGTCATCCTTAGCCTTACTATCATCGCGTAGTATTAGATCAGGAAATATCTTTTTAAAAGCGGGCTCTTGGACCAGATTACGAGTCTGAAATGCATTATTTGCAGCCAATGTGGCAGAGTAACTCACATGAATAAATTCGCAGTCCGGCACTTTACCAAAGCACCAAGCCATAAAATTAATTACCGCCAGTTCAGTCTTGGAGTAACGTGGTGGAATATTAATGATTAAGCGTTTTGTTTCACCGCGAAAAACTTTCATAAGTGCATCGCAGACCACCCGATGATGCCAGTTATGCATCCACTTATACTTACGACGTTCTTTGAACATATAGCGAGAGAAGAAATACAAATCCTCTTGAGCTTCAACTTGTATTGCCACATCTCTCGCTTCAGTAGTCATTTAAAATATCCTCTCGGGCTTTTTTAAACTCATCCAAAGTAATAGTTGTATTGACTGTCTGGATTGGCCCGCCATTCTTGCCAGTATGTTCTACCTTGTCATTAAACATACCAATGTGTTTACCAATGAGCTCAAGGGCTTTATTCGCTCCCGAATGTTCAAATTTAAACTCACCAGACGGCTCACCATCAATCATCACCTCTTCAGCTTGCATGCATCTTTCAGCTATAGATTTGAGGTTTTTCAATACATAATAGCTATCTAATCCAAGCTCTCGATTTCGCTCTTCACGCAGAAAAGCAATCCGCTCTTTAACTTCTGGACGATTGAAAACCACCCAACCATGTTGACGAGCACTTCTTTCACTAAATCCGGCTCGTGCCGCTGCATTCTTGATACTAAGATCAATTAAATATTCATGACAGAACAACTCATGACGATCATCCACAAGTGGTTCTGCGCCAGGGTATTGTTCTGACATATTTACCTCATAAAAAAACCCTCCGAAGAGGGCTTAAAATTCTTTATCTATCGAATCTTGGTAAAGCTTTTCTTTTAACAGATAGCCTTCAAGCATCCAGATTTTATTACGTGCATTCTCATACGCCACTTTGCGGCCAATCTCTGGATCAAAGTTCTCAGGACTTGCACACGCTGATTCACCCGTAACCGTGAAACCATTCTTTAAAATCAAAACGCAGAAAGTTAATGTCTCTAGTTGCTTATGCATCCCAATCAAGGCTGTTGTATTTGGGTCAGCACCCCATTGTGCATTTGCAGCTGTGAAGAAATATTTATCAACAATAACGCTATCAATATGATCTGGTGTTAAGCGTGGTGCATTTAAGCCTTTGTCTTGAATTTCTTGTTCAATCTGCTTTTCGTTTGACATTTTCTTCTCACAAAAAAAAGAGCCACACGGCTCAGTTAAAAAATCTCTTTGTCTGTTTGATTCAACATCCGATTCACTCTCACCAGCCACTGATCAAACATTGCTTCACTCTCTGCCCGATTACCCAATTGAAAGGTATCGAACTGGAAGTGACAGGAATGGCATAGCGGAACGGTGAACTGGTCAGAAGCCTTAATCGATCTACCCTTACCATGCTTGGCGCTATTTGAATGAGCAGCCTGGCTATTAGGATTACCACACCGAATGCATGGTAGCTTTCTGATTGCTGCGAGTCTTTTTGGATTCCGCATTTAACTGTTCTTCTATGCCGTGGATCTGTTTGTTTACTTTGCGGAGTTCCGCACCACACATTTCTTTAAATGCATAGCTTGAATACAGATGGTTGTAATTCATTAAGCGGCTGCGGTTTCTTTCAAGTACTTCTAAATTCCGTTTTGCTTCTACTGTGTCCATACCCACCACCAATAAGAAAAGAAAACCCCTCAACATTGAATGCGAGGGGTTTTATTTGCCGTAATACGTCCGGCAAATGCTACCGCAATTACGACATTCAGCTGGAAGCAATTATTTCTGTTGCTCCAGTTTAAGTTCATCATAACGATCCAAGCCAAAAGCCCAGTCAGCGTTACGATCATGCATTTCATGCGCCAAATCTTTTGGCATGAACATCATAAGCGGATGCACAATGCAATTATGAACAAAACATTTTACCCAATTTTTCACAATGTACTCTCCCTTAATTATTTAACTTCTTTCAAACAATCCCGACACACTTTGATTTCTTCATCATCAATCGTGTGATCAATCTCGGTTACACCATGGAAGCCGAATAAACAGAATAGGAATCGGAGCATGTGGATCTCCTTAGAATTTGGTTGGCAGCGCATTAACTCAAACCACTAGGATGATTAAAGGAAAGCGCCACCTCAGCCTTAGATTTCGATATTAACCAGCTCGGCAACTGATCTACCGCTACTCGCAATCACACACACCTAACATGCACGGTCTGCTTTACTTGCTTTCAATCCTCTTTAGGTCGGGGCGCTACTCCCTGGTCTAGATTCCCGAAGGAAGTCTACTCGAAGGCATGTTCCACTGGTCAGCACTCCAGCAGGAATAGGTTGCCTTTTTGCAGGCAACAAAAAAGCCCACCATTTGGCGAGCTTCTTTTAGAACCAAGTGCAATATTTACACTTCGGTCACTTATAACACAAAATAGCATATCCGCATTTAAACACAAGTTATTTAATCATTTTAAGCGAAGTCTTTTGTCATGGCCTGCTAAGTAATAACTCCCTGCAAAAACCATGTTGTTTATCGAGCTTCTTGATAGGGCAAATTCTTTCTCCATCTGACTTAATGACATCCCTCTCACATTCTTCTCAATAAATAATGACACCGCAACCTTTGCTGATTTACAAATTCGCTCAGACGTTTTCACATCATAGATTAGTTTTCTAACTTGCTCGGCCTCGTAATCATCAATCATGCAAATAGCCTGATCTTTTCTTTTAACTTCGCCAATTGACTCACAAACAAGCCAATATATTTGATTTATACCAAGGTCATTTGGAGCTGAACCACCACGCATCCGGCAAGTTTGAATGTATGCCCCATATTGTTTCAACCATTCTTCAATTGTGTGTTTTGACCAGTCCATCACTTGTGTTTTCACTGCCGCATTCATCCCGTTCCCCTTATCTATCCAACTGCACTTCACGCATTTCTATTGTGTAGAGATCACCGCCATACATAGTGATGTCAAACTTCTTGCCTGTTCTCTGTTCAAATTCCTGATTAAGATCCTCGCACAGCCTAACTACCTTCATGTACTCCTCATCTGTTTGATTCAGCACGTACTCTGGTACTTTTGCGACAATCTCTCTCGCCACATTAAGAACCTCTACGGCTCGATCTTTGTTCAGGCAACGGAAGAACGCATGAAATCCCTCTTCATACTTTTCAAAGGTGCCCACTTCGTAAATTATTGCGTTCTCCATTGCTTATCCCCTAAATCTCTTTCACTTCGATTCCATGCACTACCAGCATTAGGTGGCGCTTCATCTTGTAGACCGTGTTCTCTCTAGTAATTTCTGACTTCACATCCTCCACGATGTACTCAGTACCGATCCAATATGAAAAATCCGCTTCATAACGCAGAGCTGGAGTAGCGCGCTCTGCATCTGAATATTTAATCTTTGGTGCCAACTCAAAGACGACGTGATGTTGCAGGTCACGAATCTCCCCTGCTTCTTCGCGCATCTTGAGCTTTAAAAAATGACGGTACTCTTTGAGCGAATCAAAAGTACCAAACTGATTAGTAACACGCTTATTGCCATATTTAGGCTTCTTCTTACGCTTCCCCGACTTGGTTTTCACACCAAATCGAGGGCCTAGTCCGGCTTTTCTGGCCTGTGTTGCAGTAATGCGGAGGTTAGTCATTGGCACCTCGCAAATTCTTATTAATCTCAGCAATACAATATTTGATTGCGAAAACTCGTTGTGACTGGCCAGCTTTCTTGTTGTGTTCTAGCGCAATCTCTAATTGTCGAATAAGCTTTGAAGGTAAAGCTCTCAAGAGATCATTCTCTCGCTTTGCCTCATAAAGCTCCTGAGCTAGACGATCTACTTCTAAAATAGCCTGTTCCCTTGTGAGCTTTTGATCTGCGAAACACTTTCCACCTGCATGGCAATACCCATCAGCACCACAGTACGGATTGCCACCTTTGCAACGCATAACCGCATCTGCCCAAACTTCAGGATCGCTGTTAAGCAAATCATGTTCACACGGAATCTTAATTGCCTTCATGACTCACCTCGCCACATCATCACCAAACCACCCAATCAGAGCCTTAACTTTCTCCAAAGTGATGAAACCGTCATAGTCGCGGTTATGTATGCAAACTAAATCCGTGTAGTGGTTACCAACTTCTGATTTCTCGCAAAGAAAAAGAGCTTCGTTGCCTTGACCAATACACACAGCCGATAGGTAACGCCTTCTACCTAAGTTATAGCTCACTGAATTTCCAGCAGTGTGATAAGAAAACTCCTTAAAACCGAGTGCTATGAAATCTTTATTCGACAATCTCTCCATCACCCTTCCTCCCTACGCTGTCCGCAGATCAGGCGCTCAGCTTCAAGAATGGCGGTTGGTGTGCTCTTGTAGCATTCCGCTTCAATCAACTTGTTCTGATACCACTGAGCCTTTCTCAAATCCTCTAGACCATTCTTGTGCTTATAGCGCCACTGGTACTTAAAGATATTGCCGCGCAGATATCCTATGAATTCCTCATGGGTCATCATGGCTTGCATTGCTTCGATACATTCAATGTTGCCTGCGGTGTAATGGCCCGGACGGCTCACGTTGTCATGCTTAGTCATGCGGTGGCTCCCAATCTTTCAACCCATTTATCCAGTTCAACCTGAGCAAACTGCTTTACTTCACGATCCTTGCTGTGACACATGTGTGCCGCCCTGATAATGATTTGCTCTACCTTCTTTTGTACGGTTTGCTCATCCAGTTCAATGATCGAAATGCCGTAGCTAATTGCATTCCACTGACTCTGTGAAATTCCCTTCTCCATCGCTGAAACCTTGCTGATAAACTGTCTGGACACATTCAGGGTTTTAGCTAGTGCAGTAGCGCGCCCAATGCCCATTTCCAGCCATGCTCGAACCTGCTTATTTCTATTCATCCCTGTACTCCAAATAACTGTTTGGTTTTATCTGTGGCCTTGTAGCCACGTGGAGTACTCCCATCACGTTGCAGGTAGCCCAATTTCTCAAGCTCAACTAAATAACGCTGTGCCGATCTTTGTTGCAGTCCAGTAATTTCCATACAATCTCGCGTAGAGAGACGACTTGAACGAGAATATGCAGTTCTAAGCAAGGCAATGCTGCGTTCAATAACATCCATTCTTGTTTTCATGCCGCACCTCCGAATAAATCAGGCTGACGATCTTTTTCGGTACCAGCCAAAGCAATTCGCTCTTGTGCTACCAAAAAGTATTTTTCTTCTTGTTCAATCCCGATGAAATGACGGTCTGTATTTACACAAGCAACACCAGTGGTACCGCTGCCCATTGTGTTGTCGAGTACTGTTTCGCCTTCATTGGTGTATGTGCGGATTAATAGCTCACAGAGCGCTACAGGTTTTTGAGTTGGATGAAAGGCTTGTTTCTGCTTGTCAGAACTGAATAGCTGGACTGATCTCGGGTACCGCTCGGTTGAGTCATACGCCTGAATCTTTAATTGCTTCCCATAGTGCTCTGAACCAATGTCTTTGCGCTTTGCTGTTTTTCGCTCATGGCCATAAGTTTTTTGCGGGTTATAAGTTGGTTGCGACTTATAGAAAACCAAAACATTCTCGTGAGCTCGTAACGGCTGCTTTTTAGCATTCATAAAGCCTGTAGCAGATGGCTTTTCCCAAATCCACTCATAACGGAATAGTTTTAGATTTGAGCATGCGAGTACTGCTGTGAATGGTTGTGCTGCAAATAAAACAATTGCGCCATTTTCTTTGATAACTCGCTCGTATTGCTCCCAAAGTGGTTCGAATGGAATAACAGCATCCCAACTGCAGCAAGTGGTACCGTAAGGCAAATCACAAAGAATCATATCCACGGTACCGCTTTCGATTTCCTTCATACGCTCGAGGCAATCACCGAGCATTAAGTTGAATTCCTTCACACCCCACCTCCCATACTCTCGTCATCTGGTCGCTGAACGCTTCGGAACTGACAATATTCAAAACCATCCAAAAGACGAGCTACACCTGTTTTACCATGACGATTCTTGGCAACATTGGCATTAATCACACCCATATCTTTTGAATCGGGATAAAGAAAAATAATTTGATCTGCATCCTGAGCAATCTGCCCAGACTCTCGCAGATCAGACATAGTCAACGGACGGCCTAACGCTTCTTTGGTCAACTGTGACAGCGCAATTACAGGGCACTTAAAGTCTTTTGCAATTCGTTTAAGGCCCATAGAGATTGCAGTAACCACCTCATAACGCTTGGTTGATGTTGGGTCAGTCATGAGCTGCAAGTAATCCACAATGACGCAGCCAATGCGGCCATGCTTGGCAATAGTCTTTTTGATTTCTCCGCGCATCTCAGCCAGATTGATTCCAGCCTTATCCACAATCTCTAGCGGATACTGTGGAAAAACATGTGCTGTCAGATGTACCCATGAGCTGTAGTCATCAGCTGTCATTTCGCCACGTTTGATATTGCTAAAAGGAATCCGGCCTATAGCGCTCAAGATTCGGCTCGTCACCTGGTCATGAGACATCTCACCAGAGAAGAACAGCGTAGGTGCGTTATTGCGCTTTACTGCGTTAATAGCAATCATCTGGGCCAATGTGGTTTTGCCACCGCCTGGTGCAGCAGCCACAACGCAAAGATGAGTAGGCTCAATATCCCCGATAATGGCATCCAGATCACGAAGGCCAGTATTTACACCATAAGCCAATCCTGTGTTATCACGCTTATGTGCAATTTTACGTTCCAGAATCTCCAGGGCAGCCACACTGGAATCTTGCAAGCTGTATCGAGTATCCGTGGCAATGACAGACTCTACGCCTGCTGCAATCTCCTGAGCTTTGAGTGGCATGTCTTCAATCAGGGTATTCTGGGCCAGCTCCATGATTTTCTTACCAGCTTCTTCCACCTTGCGGCATTCAGTCAGTTTTTTAAGTTTGCTGATGTAGCTGTTCAGGTTAAAAAACGCTGCTGCTGTTTCTTGGGAAAGCTCCAGGAAATACTGCTCACCACCCACAAGATTCATCTTGCCTTGTGATTCAACAAAATCCTTGACCATCACAAAGTCATAAGGCTTACCCTGGATATTCAGACTCTCGATTGCTTTGAAAATCTCCTGGTGACGTGTTGCGTAGAAATCCTCAACAGTCGGTTTGATTTCCAGTGCATTGAGACTGTCAGCTACAGTCATCAACGTAGACAGTACAGCCTGTTCAAACATCATCGAATGTAGTGTTGTCATCAGAAGTCCACCCATTCGCCAGAAGTTGTTTGTGATGCTGGTTTTTCAGGTAACTGCTCTTGCTCCTGGTATTCAGCAAGATTGATGTTCTGCAACCAAGATGCGTTGAAGCCCTGCCATGAACGTTCGATGCAGATCTTCAGCACAGTGTTGATATTTAAATTTGCTTTGTTGAATTCACGTTCAAAACCTTTGAAAGCTGTTTCGGTATTAGCAGCTTTTTTGTTCTTGCGGACAGCCAACCAATCTTTGATTAACTGCTCATCAGCACCTAGATTTTTTAGTGATTCAGAGAAAGAAAATTTAATATTATTTTCTTTTTTCTTTCTTTCTTTAATAGAGTACGGATTTTCCGTACCAACTAAGTACGGATTATTAGTACCAACTTGGTACGGTTTTTCCGTACTAACTGACTTAGTACTATTTTTCCGTACTAGTACGGTTTTTTCGTACTGATCAAAAGTAAGAGAAAAAGTATTAATGTGGGTACTACGATCAACAGAAATGATCTTTAATTGTTCAAGTTCACGAATTGCATCAATCACTGTTTCCTTGCGTTTAATGCCAGTGATTTCTAAAAATAAAGTTTGTGCAATTTGATAGCTGTCACGTTGATAACCAAGTGTGCAACGAATAATAACGCTCAGGCATTTATAAGCATTTGGGCTTATATTCTGCATGATGCTATCAATCACAATATTCGGCATCTTTGTGTAATTCTCTTCCACAGTAACCGCCTGTTGTATGAATTTTTCAAAATCCACGCCAATATTCATTTGCCACCTCCAATAGTGAAAGCAAGCAATTGCGCTTTGGTTTGAGATACGGCCTGAGCATTAGGCAAGGTTTTTTCTACCGCATATCGCTCTACCGCTTTTTGAAACAGATAGATCTTTTGGTTTATTTCTATCTCTGCTAAAATGTTGTTGTTCATTTAGATTTCCTAATGTTGGTGAACACTAAAAGCCTGATCTAGTACATCAGGCTTTTTCTTTGTCTGAATCCCCGTGAATCCCTTCCGATCCCTCAGCGATAAACACCTCTGTACTTAAATCCCTTAGTAAAGCGGATACTCCCAAGCGCTCCATATTTCGAGCTTCTATACTGAGAACATGCCACTCACCAGCGATCTCTTTTTCGAGTAGCCAGGCGAGATACTGGGCCAAGTCCTTTCCTTTGATGTTGGATAAAACACGTGCC